TCCAATTTTTAGATACTAAATACAATTAGTACCCAACTATTTATAGGTAAAAAAACTATGGCAGATTTAAGTCCCGAACAACTACAAGGTTTAGCTGATGCATTAACCGGCACGGCCAGATCCTCTAATGATTTAACTAGAGAACAGCAGAATCAAGTACAACGTCAAAGAGAATTACAAGAATCATTAAGAAAAACACGTGAGTATTTTGCTGATTTGGGTAGTACTCTAATCAGCACTGAAAGAGGTACTAGTAAGTATGCTAATGCTATCACCGGTGCTACTGATGCAGCCGCTGGATTAGCAAGTCAATTTGGCTTATTAGGGATGGCTGCCGGGTATGTAATTAAAGCACTAGGTGGGATAGCGGCAGCAAGTTTAAAGCAAAATGATGCATTAATAAAAACTTTTAAAACTTTAAGCGATTTTGGTGCCATAGATTTAGATAATAATTTCAAAAATTTAAACGCACAGTTACTAAAATTAGGCTATACAGCAGAAACTTCACAAGAATTTTCAAACACACTTAGAAAAATTGCTCCTGAATTAGCAATGTTTGGTGGTACCGTATCTGCTGGCGCTCAAAAATTTATAGACGCCGGCGCAGAATTAACCGGTCCTAAAATGCAAAAGCAATTGTATAACTTAGGTTATACAAATGAACAGATATTAGATTATGCCGGTAGTTTTATAGCAAGAAATACTAAAAATCAAACATTATTAGATAAGAGTACAGGAAATGTTGCTAACCAAAGTTTTGGATATTTAAAAACTTTGACTGAACTAACTGCTCTTACTGGTGCAAGCAGAGACCAAGCAGAAGAAGTAGCCAGAGCACAGCAATTAGAATTGGGATGGAGATTGCATTTATCAGAAGTTGCAAAACGTAGCCCAGAAGAAGCTAAAAAATTGCAAGAGTCTATGCAATTACAGTTATTAGTTAATAAAGATATGGCAATGACTGTCATGGATCAGATTGTTAATAACGGAGCAATAACAACAGAGAATAGCGCACGTAATATAAATTTAGTAGGTGACACAGCTTTACGTACTGTTGAAATGGCAAAACGACAAGGTAGTGAGGCTGTTACAGATACAGCAGCCATTCTTAGTAGTAGATTGCCGGCTATTATGGCACACATAGAACAATTTGGAGCCACTGGTAAAATATCTGCTGACGCTGCCAAAGAATTAGGTCTAAATGTAGAGTTACTGAATACTCTTACTCGTTTAGGAATGATGGATGAAAAAACACTAACAAAATTAAAAACACAAATTGCCGGAATTATAGGTTCAGGTAATGCTAGATTAACATTAGAATCACAAGACGAACAAGAGCAACGTAAAAGAAGGGCAGCAGCCGAAGAACTTACTCGCCAAATGGGTGACTATATGGTTCCGGGAGTAACTAAGTTTTCAATATTGGTTAATCAGGCAGGGTTAGCATTAGCAAAATTTACAAGATTTATTACCGGGGGTACAGTTGACTTTGTAGATAATTTTAGAGATTTTAGTAATTTAGAAGAAGTTAAAGATGCATTAGGGGAATACAAACAAAAAGAACTTGATTTATTACAGAAACGTTTAAAAGCAGAAGAAGAACTTAAAGATGCGTTAGAAGATAAGGCAAGACAAGAGCGGGCTTATGCAAATGCAAATATCACCGAAACAGAAAGAGGAAAACTCATGGAAGGGGTCAATAAGGCTGTAAAAACAGCAAGAGAAGGCCTTCGTGAAGTTGATGATGCTACTAGAGCAAACAGAATTAATACTCAACAAGCTGAACAAACAAAAAACACATTAGAAAAACAAAACGCTAGTGGGCAAGGTGGAGGACAGGCTATGGCAGGTCCTCAAGGTAGTAGTTTTGCAGGAATAAAAATTAAACCCGGGGCACATACTGAAGGTTCACAACTTGATCCTAGATTACCCGGACTTGCTAAAAAGATGTCAGAACTTTTTCCGGATGCCTATATCACATCAGCTAATGACGAATATCATAGAACTGGTAATATTGATCCAGCGACCGGTAAAGTTAGAGGTTCAAAGCACAAAACAGGTGAAGCATTAGATTTTGCATTCCCGCCCGGGAGCACTCCTAGTGTAGAAGAAGGTAACTATATAGTTGATAAGCTAATAGGATTAGGATTTAAATCTGCAAGAGATGAATACAATAATCGTAGTGCCGGCGCAACTGGTGGCCACATCCATGCTGAGTTAGCTACTGGTGGTATTGTACGCGGACCTAAAACAGGATATCCAGCTATGTTACACGGCACAGAAGCAGTACTTCCAATGAACATGCTTAAAGACTTTAGCAACCAAATAACTAAATTCCCGTTTACTAGTGGTAGTAATATGGGCGGAACAAATGATATGGATTCGTTACTAAGAATTATGGAACAGGTCTATGGTAAAATAGAAGAAATGGTTGATTATCAACGTGCTACTAAGTTTGTACAAGAAGATATTTTAGTCCAAGTCAAACATTAACAGATAAATATCAGTATGACTTATAAAAAGCGTTTTTCCGGACCCAACACAACAGGTCAACTTAGTCCGATATCGGGAAGTAATAGCAACCAGGGTGCATGGAATAGCGGTGTAACACCTTATAATCCAAAATCAACTAGCTCCTATAACAATGACCAATTTGGATATAGAAACTATCAAAGTCGTTTACCAGAAGTGTATACTGGTCACCCAAATCGTATTGAACGATACAATCAATATGAAATGATGGATGTAGATGCTGAAATTAATGCATGTTTAGATATTATTGCTGAGTTCAGTACACAGAAAAACGAACAAAATAATACACCTTTTGAAGTTGAATTTACAGAAGAACCAACACCCCATGAAGTTGAATTGATTAAAAAGCAACTACAGCAATGGTGTAAACTCAACGAATTTGATACAAGAACATTTAAAATATTCCGTAATAGTATCAAGTACGGTGACCAAGTATTCATTCGTGACCCAGAAAATTTCAAGCTATACTGGGTAGATATGACTAAAATAACAAAAGTTATTGTTAATGAAAGTGAAGGTAAGAAACCTGAACAATATGTTATTAAAGATATTAACTTAAATTTACAAAATTTAACGGTAACAGAGAAAGTAAGTACAGATTTTGCCGCAAGCCCAAGTACAGGATTTGGCGGCACCGGTGGAGGTGGCAGTTCAGGTGGCTATACAGTACCAAGCATGCCGCAGGGAACTGCTGGTAGTCGTTTTACGTTAGGGTTAAATGAAGCAGCCATCGATGCTAAACACGTATTGCATTTAAGTTTAACCGAAGGTTTAGATAGATTCTGGCCTTTTGGACAAAGTATTTTAGAAAACGTTTTCAAAGTCTATAAACAAAAAGAACTATTAGAAGATGCTATCTTAATCTATCGTGTACAACGTGCCCCGGAACGTAGAGTATTTAAAATTGACGTAGGTAATATGCCAAGTCATATGGCTATGGCTTTTGTTGATAGAGTTAAAAATGAAATTCACCAAAGACGTATACCTAGTGTACAAGGCGGTTCAAATTTCATGGATGCAACATATAATCCGTTGAGCATGAACGAAGATTACTTCTTTCCGGTAACTGCTGATGGTCGTGGTAGTGATGTTACTACATTACCCGGTGGTGATAATTTAGGTCAAATTGATGATTTGCGTTATTTTAATAACAGATTAGCACGTGGATTACGTGTGCCAAGTTCATATTTGCCACAAGGCCCGGAAGATAGCCCAACCCCATTAGCAGACGGTAGAGTTGGAACTGCTATGATTCAGGAGTTTCGTTTCAATCAATATTGTGAGCGACTACAGAAGTATATCAGTCAAAAACTAAATGATGAATTTAAATTATTCATGCGTTGGAGAGGATTTAATATTGATTCTAGTCTATTTGATATTAAATTTAATGCTCCGCAGAACTTTGCAGCCTATCGTCAATCAGAACTTGACACATCACGGGTAACTGTATTCCAGTCAATGGAAGCTTTCCCGTATATTAGTAAACGTTTTGCTATGCAACGATTCTTAGGGTTAACACAAGAAGAAATCGAAGAAAACAACAAACTTTGGTTTGAAGAACGTCAAGAACCAGAAGATAGTGAAGCTAGTGGAAGTGACTTACGTAGTATTGGTATAAGTCAAGGTGATATGGAAACTGATACTGAAACGGCTGAGAATTTAGAAGCAGGCCCGGATCCATTAGCTAGCCCAGATGGTATGCCAGTTGCAGTAGGCGGACCTGAAACTATGCCAATGGGCGGTGGCGCACCTGCACCAACTATGTGATAAATAGTATATAGGAAATATACAAGTGAAATTATTTGAAATGTTTAATCCATCTGTTGAAGGGTATCAAGATGTTACTAAAGATAACAGTCCGCCCAAGTGGAAAGAAACACGTAAAACAAAATTAACACTGCGTCAAATAAGAAAATTACGTAAAATGAATGATGTACGTAACTTTGAACGTACTAAAAATCTTAAAAAAATTCGCAAACAATTCACTCCTGTAGCCCCAGAAACTCCTGGATTATAACGCTACTAGTACTATCTGTACTAAAAACGTAAAAAAATAGCACATATTGAGTAGTTTTAGCAACTACTCACTAAATAACTTTACAAAGCCATTTCTACGTAGGAGAACAACAATGGATAACAAAAAATTTGAGCAGTTGATTGATTTAATTATCAATGAAGATGAAGATAAAGCACGTGCATTATTTCACGATATCGTGGTTGAAAAAAGCCGCGAAATTTATGAATCAATGATGGACGAAGACATGGGCATGGGTGGTATTCAAAACCGTGACCAAGTAGGTGGATTACAAAACGAAATCGGTGCCGAAGAACAAGGCATGGCTGAAGATGAAGATGAATTTGCTGACATTGAAATGGATGACGGCGAAGGTGAGATGGACGTCGACCTTGACAGCGATGACATGGACGACGGCGAGATGGGTGAAGAAGATTTAGAAGACCGTGTTGTTGACTTGGAAGATAAACTAGACCAGCTAATGGCTGAGTTTGAAGAAATCATGGGCAACGACGGTGAAGAAGACATGGGCGGCGACGACATGGGCGGCGACGAAATGATGGAAGGTGAAGATGAAGACCTTGAAGAAGGTGAAGAAGAAGTAACTGAAGCTGAAGATGATGAAGAAGCATTAGAAGAATCTATTCAACTACAAAAAGTTAAGAGTGTAACACATGGCGACAATGGTCAACAAACAAAGAGCCCAGTTGCTGGTAAGAACCCAATCGGTGCTCGCCCAGCTAACAAGCTAGGTGGACATGAGTCTACTACAGGTGGTACACAAAGTGGTTTGTTAAAGCCAACTCCAAGCACAATTCCTGGCAAGTATAAAAATGCCCCAGGCGCTACATTTAGCGAAAAAGGCGAAGCAGCACCAAAGCCAAAGCACGGTGATGACGGACAAAATACAAAGTCTATCACTAGCGAAAGCAAAAAGAGTGTTAAGAAGCCAGTAGCACAAGCTACTAAAAAGATTGTTAAAAGATAAGGTAACCTGAGATAATGGCTTTGTATCTCAAAGAGCATCTAACTTTCGACCGTGCCAGTATGGTGGTTGAGAGTGAAGGTGAAGGTAGCAAGAAGTCCCTTTATATGAAAGGGATATTCATTCAGGGTGGGGTAAAAAACGCTAACGAGCGTGTTTACCCTGTTTCTGAAATCGAATCTGCTGTAAATACTCTAAATGAACAAATTCAAACTGGTTATTCAGTTCTAGGTGAAGTAGATCACCCTGATGATTTAAAAATTAATTTGGACCGTGTATCACATATGATTACTCAAATGTGGATGGATGGTGCAAATGGATTCGGTAAACTAAAAATTCTACCAACTCCAATGGGACAGTTAGTGTCTACAATGTTGGAGAGTGGTGTTAAACTAGGTGTCAGTTCTAGAGGCAGCGGTAACGTTGATGATGGTTCTGGCAAAGTCAGTGACTTTGAAATAGTCACTGTGGATATTGTCGCACAACCAAGCGCACCCAATGCGTATCCCAAAGTAATTTATGAAGGTATGATGAATTTACGTCATGGTCATAGAATGCTGGAAATTGCAAAAGATGCTCAGGGCGATAAGAAAGTACAGAGATACCTGAAAGACGAAGTGGTTCGTCTTATCAAGGACCTCAAGATTTAAAGGGAAAAGATATGCTAGATGCAATCAAACCATTACTTGAGTCTGGACTAATCAATGAAGAAACCAGTGTCGCTATTAACGAGGCATGGGAATCAAAATTGAATGAAGCTAGAGAACAAGTACGTGCTGAACTACGTGAGGAATTCGCACAACGTTACGAACATGACAAACATGTAATGGTAGAAGCCCTTGATAAAATGGTTACTGATGGCTTGACAAGTGAAATTGAAGAATTTCAACTTGAAAAGCAAGCAATGAACGAAGACCGTGTTAACGCAAAACGCAAACTACAAGAAAATGCAGCCAAGTTTAATAATTTTATGGTAACTAAGTTATCAGAAGAAATCAAAGAACTACGTACTGAGCGTCAAATACAAAAAGAAAGTCAACAAAAGTTAGAACAATTTATTGTTCATGCTCTTGCCCGTGAAATTAAAGAATTCGCACAAGATAAACAAGCTGTTGTTGAAGCTAAGGTTAAGTTAGTTGCAGAAGGTCGTAAACAACTAGAAACATTAAAGGCACGTTTCGTGTCTGAAAGTGGAAAACGTGTTAACGAAGCTGTAAGTAAACATCTAAAAGGTGAAATGAGCCAATTGAGAGAAGATATTATGACCGCACGTGAAAACGATTTTGGTCGCCGTATCTTTGAAAGTTTTGCTAGTGAATTCAGTGCTACTCATTTAAATGAGAAGGCTGAAACACGTAAGTTAATGCAAGCATTAATGAAAAAAGACGAACAATTAGCTGAGTCTACAAAGAAAATCGCTGAAACTAAGCAATTAGTTGAAAGCACACAACGTGAAGTCCGTATTATTAAAGAATCAACTAATCGCCAACAAGCGATGGATGAATTGCTAAGTACCCTTAATAAGGAAAAAGCAGTATTAATGCGTGACTTGCTAGAAAGCGTCCAGACACCTCGTCTACAAGCCGCTTTCGATAAGTATCTACCAGCAGTGCTGAATAATATCAATGAAAGAAAAGAGCCTAAAAAGCAAATGATTTCAGAAAATATTAAAGCAGTCACCGGGGATAAATCTGCCATTAAACAATTCGAAGTCGAGCCGCGTGATAACGTGATTGACCTTAGACGTTTGGCAGGGCTCTAAACAAAGACATAATTTAGGAGAAATATAAATGTCACAAGTTCTATTAGAAAGCCGTTGGGACGAAACCAAAGAAGCCCTACTTGAAGGTCTTAAAGGTAATCGCCGCTCAACAATGAGTGTTATCTTAGAAAACACTAAAAAACAGTTACTATCTGAATCTTCAGCTGGTACAACAACATCTGGTAATATTGCTACATTAAACCGTGTGATTCTTCCGGTTATCCGTCGTGTCATGCCAACAGTTATCGCTAACGAGTTGGTTGGTGTTCAGCCAATGACAGGACCAGTTGGTCAAATTCACACTCTACGTGTTCGCTATGCTCAGTCTTTAACAGACAACAGCACAGCCGCAACAAGCGTAACAGCTGGTGAAGAAGCATTGAGCCCATTCAAAATTGCTCAAGCATACTCAACACAGACAAATGCATCTGGTTCATCATCTATCTATACTGGCAATAACACTGCTACTTTAGAAGGTAATGGCGGTAAGCAAATTTCTGTGCAAATCTTGAGACAAGCTGTTGAAGCTAAGTCACGTAAATTGCAAGCACGTTGGACATTTGAGGCAGCACAAGATGCTCAGTCTCAACATGGTATTGACGTAGAAGCAGAAATCATGGCTGCTCTAGCACAAGAAATTACTGCTGAAATTGACCAAGAGATTCTATTGAGTCTAAACACATTGGCTACAACAGAGTATACATATAACCAAGCTACCGTTTCAGGTACAGCTACATTCGTTGGTGACGAGCATGCCGCATTGGCAGTTCTAATCAATCGTGTTGCTAACTTGATTGCTCAACGCACACGCCGTGGTGCTGGTAACTGGGCAGTTGTATCTCCAGCAGCCTTGACAGTATTGCAATCTGCAACTACTTCAGCATTTGCACGTACAACAGAAGGTACATTCGAAGCTCCAACTAACACAAAACTAGTTGGTACATTGAATGGTGCTATGCGTGTATTCGTAAACAGCTACGCACAAGACACAGCTCCTGTACTAGTTGGTTACAAAGGTTCTAGCGAAACAGATGCGGCAGCATTCTATTGCCCATACATCCCATTGATGTCATCTGGCGTTGTTTTAGATCCATCAACTTTCGAACCAGTCGTATCATTTATGACACGTTATGGTTACATTGAGTTGACAAACACTGCATCATCTTTCGGTAATGCGGCTGATTACTTGGGCGCTATCGCTGTAAGTAATCTTACATTCCAATAATCTTTTCATAGGGATGGGAAGTAAGAAGCACTCTTCGGAGTGCTTTTTTTTGGATACCGCAAAGTAGTATCCTTAAAAAATGATAAATAAATAATATAATGATAATTTGGAACATACATGTCTATAGCAGGAGATTCATTTAACGCAGTCGGTGGGTATACAATAGGTATACCACCTATACCAGTAATTACTGGAAATAGTAGTAGTGATGTTACTACACTTAGTGTTACCTATGCCAATATTGCTACTAGTGCAAATATAGGCGGAGTGTTAATTAATGCTAATACTATATCTGGTGGTTTATTTCTGGGGAATTTTCAAGGTAACATCGTGGGTAATGTTGTTGTTGGTGGATTAGATACCCAACTTTTATTTAATGATAGCGGAAACATTGGGGCTGACCCAGGATTTACATTTGATCCAGCTACACAAGAAGCAGAAATTTCGGGAGTGTTAAGTGTTGGAACACTGTCATTGGGTATAGGGGTAAATCAAGTTACATCTAGTACTGTAACTAGTGCGGCAACAAGTAGTTCAAATCCAGATCAGGTGTTACATTATTTAATAGCAAGTGAGGTGTGTTCGTTAGATTATACTATTATTGCCACACAAATGGACATAGTAACAGAACTTCCAATAGCTAGACAAACTAGTAAATTGTTTGCAACAAAATTGAATACAGAAGTAAGTTATTATGAATATGGTTCGATTGATTTACCTGCACTAACTGCACATAGTGTAGCAGATTTTAAAGTTAGATATAATTTAGGTAATATTGAACTTACAGCAGAACCTACGTCAAGCGGTACTACCGTGTACAAGATTAGTATAATAAGTTATAAAGAATAAGGAAAATAAAAATG